CTAAAGAGAAAGACAAGGAGTAACAATGGCAATTTTCTTAAATAACACCGCATCGGTAACATTTAACAGCGTTGATCTTTCAGCGTATGTTACATCTGTTACCATCAATCAATCATTTGATGAACTTGAAGTAACCGCTATGGGCGACACTGCTCACAAGTTTACTAAAGGATTAGAAGCAAGCACTATTACTCTAGACTTCCTAAATGATAACGCTGCAGCTACAGTAATCCCAACCTTGCGTGCTGCCTATGGTACAACTGTACCTTTGGTAATCAAGCAAACTACTGGAGCAGTATCAGCAACTAACCCTTCATATAGCACTACTGTATTGGTTAATAACCTACAGAATATCAATGGAGCAGTAGCTGACATATCTTCACAGAGCATTACATTTACCTGCAATAGCGTTATTGCTGTAGCAGTAGCATAAGGAGAACTAATGGCAAAGCTAAAGATAACAAGGGCTAACGGAGAAGTATCTGAACACAAGATTACTCCGGGTGTCGAGTACGCTTTCGAGTTAAAGTATGGCGCAGGGATTTCAAAGGTCTTGCGGGATCACGAGCGCCAAACTGAGATCTACTATTTGGCTCATGAGTGCTTACGCAGGGCTAACGTCACAGTACCTGTATTTGGTTTAGAGTTTATAGATACTTTAGACACAGTAGAGGTACTTGACGAAGAAAAAAAATAACACAGCGTAATTCAATAATTCACACGATTGCCAGTCTTTCGGTGGAAACAGGAATTGCGCCACAGGCTTTTATCGATATGGATCAGGAGATGCTTGGGGCAATAGTCCAGGTGTTATCGGATCGAGCTAAGGAGATCAAAAATGCCAGTAAACGTAACAGGCATTAAAGAGATGAAAAAAGCCTTAGGTGAAGTAGATAAAGATCTATTAAAAGATGTACAAGCACAAATAAGAGTTGCTATGTTGCCTATAAGAGATAAGGCTAGAGGTTACGCTCCACAAGATTCTGAAGTGTTATCAGGCTGGACTAAGGCTGCCGGTATTACCGGACCAATGAAATATCGCACGTTCCCTAAATACAATCGCTCGCAGGTAGTAGAGGGAATTAAATATAGTGCCGGTAGAAATAAACGTAATAAGGGTGGCTGGGCTGCTACTAACTACATTTCCAATAACAGCGCACCTGGTAAAATCTATGAACTTGCTGGCCGTAAATCAGGTCCAAGTGGCGCACCATGGATAGGCCTTGATGCAGATATTAACAATAAAGAAATTTCACATTCTCTTAATCCAAGAGCGGGCGCACAATTTATAGCTGCTATGCCACCGCTAGTAAATGCTAGGCCGCAAGGTATGTCTGGTAATAACAGAGGCTATAAGCAAAAAGGAAGATTAATATTTAGAGCTGCATCGGAAGAACAGGGCAAGGCTATGGCCCACATATTAAAAGCATTAGATGATACTGCCGCTAAGTTTGTCAAGCGCACCGAAATTAGAAAGGCAGTAAATGGCTAACTTAATTTTCTCGATCCTATCCGAATACAACGGTAAAGGACTTGCTAAAGGTAAGAAGGATTTAACAGCCTTTGAAAAACAGACTAAGCAATTAGGTAAGACCTTTGCTAAGTACCTAGGTGCTGCCGCATTAGTAAAGTTTGGCAAGAATGCAGTTATGGCCTTTGCTGCAGATGAAAAGGCTGCTAAGTCTTTAGAATTACAATTAAAGAATACTGGCTACGCATTCTCTAGCCCAGATGTTGAATACTACATAGCCAATCTACAGAAGTTATATGGCGTATTAGATGATGAATTACGTCCAGCATTTCAGACCTTACTTACAGCTAGTGGATCTATAACTAAAAGCCAGGCAGCCCTATCTACTGCATTAAACGTATCGGCTGCAACTGGTAAGAGCGTTCAAGAAGTCAGCGCTGCCCTGGCTAAAGGTTATTCAGGTCAGACCACAGCCCTAACTAGATTAGGTGCAGGATTAAGCAAGGCCACACTAGCTAGTGGCAACATGGATAAGATCATGGCTGAACTGGATGCTAAGTTTGCCGGTCAAGCCAGTGCCAGATTAGATACTTATGCTGGCAAGATGGATCAACTCAAAGTAGCCACTGCTAATGCAAGTGAAACTATTGGTAAAGGTTTATTAGATGCTTTAGGCAAGTTAAGTGGTGATACAACCCTAGTTACATTAACTTCACAGATCGAAGGTTTAGCAGGTGCTGTAGCCAAGCTGGTAAGTGGTATTGGTAGATTCGGTGCTACCTTAATGCCTGGTAACGTAGTTAAAGTTAATGGCGAATGGCGCTTAAAGTCAGAGATGTCTAAGTCTAACTTTACTTACAGCTTAGGATCAGGTGCTGGGGTTGAGTTAGCAAAGATACAAGAAAAGAAAAAGATTAAAGAAGCAATTGCATTACGCACGCAAGAAAATAATCAACTAAAAGCTAAAACTGCCGTAGATAAACTTAAAGATCAATTTGATTTAGAACGTATAGGTTTAACTGCAGCTCTTAATGCTGCTACCGATGAAGAAACTAAACTACGTTTGAGATCACAATTAGCAATTTTAGATAATAATGAGGCTTTGGCTAAGAAGTATCTTGCTGAATTAGATGCTGCAGCTAAAACAAAGGCTTTGGCCGATGCACTGGCTAAAGCAGGATTAGCCGTAGATGCGTTTTCTAACTTTGCTATGGGTGCAGTACAACGTGGAGAGTACGCAGATGCTTATAAAAACATCAGCAACGTACCTACCGTTAGCGCTGGCGGTGCTATGCAATTACCAAGTGCTGCATCAAGTTTTGCTATGGGCGGTGTATCACGTGGTGAATACGCACCAGTAACTGTAAACGTGGCTGGATCAGTATTAACTGAGCAAGATTTAACTAACACAATCAATGACACTATATTAAGAATTAATAAGATGGGCCGTGGCACTACACCTGCAGGCGGTTTATCTGGCGGTACATAATGGCTGTACCAACAATCAATGCAATAATAAATTTTTCTACTGGACCTAGTTTTGCGCAGAGCCTTATACTTGGAACAGGCATACTAGACACCAATATATTGGGAGATTCTGCAGCGCTTATTGTTGATGTATCAGATCAAATTAATTATATACAGACTAGCCGTGGCCGTAACGCTCTAGTAGATCAATTCCAAAATGGGCAACTTACTTTACGTATCGTAGATCAAAATGGCGACTTTAACCCAACTAATCCAGCCAGCCCTTATTATACATATTTAACACCAATGAAAAAAGTGCAGATTAGTGCTACTTATGGTGCTAATACTTATAACATATTTTCAGGCTTTATTACTTCATACGTAAACACTCAGCCCAAAGATGCAACAGAGGTTGCCTATACAACCATTCAAGCTGTAGATGCGTTTAGACTTGCACAGAATGCACAAATATCTACAGTCAGCGGCACCAGCGCTGGACAATTGAGTGGCGCAAGAATCAATAATATTTTGGATTCCATATCGTGGCCAGCAACTATGCGAGATATTGATGCGGGTTTAACTACGATGCAAGCAGATCCCGGCACAGCACGTACTTCACTAGATGCGATGACCACTGTAAGTACATCCGAATATGGAGCGCTCTACGTAAACACAGACGGAGAATTTGTATTTCAAGACCGATCAGTTACTGCAGGATCAATCGGTGGCACAGTAACTACCTTTAACGATAACGGCACAGGCATTCCATACGCTAATGCCAATTGGAAACTAGATGATACTTTAATCTTCAATTCAGCCCAGGTAAGTCGCACTGGTGGATCACCACAGACAGCCATCAATCAGGCATCTATTGACAAGTACTTTATACACAGTTATAACCTTCAAGACCTGCTAATGCAGACTGATGCAGTAGCCCTAGATTATGCCCGGGCCTACGTAGCTAGTCGTGCCGAAACCAGCGTACGATGCGATGGCATTGAATTAGATCTATACACCGATAACTACAACTCAGGCATCCTTGCAGCTTTAGAGTTAGATTTCTTTGATCCGATCCGGGTGGTAACTACTCAACCAGGTGGATCTACCCTAGACAAAACCCTACAAATCTTTGGCGTATCTAATACAATCACACCGAACAGCTTCAAGGTTTTCTTTACCACCCTTGAACCTATTCTAGATTCGCTGATTCTAAATAACAATATATACGGCACTTTAGACTATAATGTGCTCAGTTACTAAGGAGAAATAATGGCCGCAGGATTAGGATTTAAGGACTTTGTTACAGGCGAGGTATTAACCGCTGCCGATGTTGATGGCTACTTGATGCAAGGTGTCTGGGTTTTTGCCAGTGCCGCTGCTAGAGATTCAGCTGTAACATCACCACAAGAAGGTAATTTTGCCTATCTTAAAGATACAAACGTAACTACTTATTACACAGGTAGCGCTTGGGCAAACCTAGATACAACAGGTATGACTAACCCAATGACAACTACTGGCGACACTATCTATTCATCAAGCGGATCAACTCCAGCAAGATTAGGTATTGGTAGCACAGGACAAGTTCTGACAGTGGCTGCAGGAATTCCAAGCTGGGCAACGCCCGCTGGTGGTGGTGCCGGTATGACTTTAGTTCAACGCTCATCATTTTCAAATGTTGCTAATACAGGTTCTACATTTAA